TACACCTCGTAAATAACAGATGGTTCGCCCCAAAGAATTGAGAAATAGAAGTAAGCAAACCCATATTACAATCCCGCACTACAGTGCTTGCTTCTAGTTTCTCTTTTTTTTCGTTAATATTAATAATTATGGAGGTAATATGAGTTTTGACGTATCAAAATGGCATGATGATAGAATAAAAGCAAGAAAAGAACAAGCAAAGTCGTATAAATTATTAAATAAGTATTTAAAAAAACTTGGCTATAAATATATACGAGTATGGTATGAAGGATGTGGTGATTCTGGTGAATGTTATCATGCAGAAGGTTGGAAAGGTAAAATAAATCTTAAAGTAACAAGTAACGGAAATACTTGGTATGATTACTATCAAACTGAAGCATGGAATCATAATAAAGAAGAAAACTTTGATAAATATAAGAATTTTACAAGAAATCAAGTACAACTTCAAAAAGATTATGATAAATTCAGAGAAAAACATCCTGATTTAAAACTTCAAAGTGAACTTCATTATGAACTTGTAGATCTTGTTGATTATGATTGGTATAACAACGAAGGTGGTCAAGGTGAAGTTCTTTGGGATTTAGAAAAAGAAAATCTTACTGTAAATGGTGAACAAAATGTACGTGCTTGCAATGATGTTACAGAAAGATATTTTCTTAATGGTGATGATCCAGAGTTTGGTTATGACAGTGAGTTGCACGAAGTATGAAATCAGTGCATCACTGTAAATCAAGTGTAAAGTTATTTGGTGGTAGGGAAGGTGACTACTACCAAATACACGCTTGGTTTGACGAAACTAAGGATTATTATGGTGATTTACGCCATAGAGCACTAAGACATCACACTCAAGGCATTAAAGAGTGTGAAAAAAAGTTTGGAATAATAATAAATAACTCAGATAACAAGGATGTTCCTGTTAGATCAATAGCAGAACAGCATATTCGTGAGGATTTAGGATTTATTCCAAGTGTTCAAGATTGGCTTAGTAGTATTAAACCAAAACCTTGGATGGCAAGCACCAAGAAAAATGTATTAAAGAAACACACTTTAATGTAGTCATGTCAGTCACGGAGATACTTGTGAGCATATGCAATATTCCTGATCTCTAAGAGAACCTGTATGGCGCTGTATTAACTAAGCTAAATAAGCCCAGCCGACACAAAACGATTTATCGTATTGAGGGTTACAGTTGCATTGACTACATTAATAAATAGAGCCTGTAAGATTACTGTCAGGATGAGCAATGGGATAGATCAAGATCATACATTTGCAATAGAACTACCTTGCAGGCTCTATAAAATTAAGGAATAATATGAAATATGTAAATAGAAAAGCAATGATAATAAGAGAATCTGGTAGAAGCAGTGATTTTATAACACCAAGCTTTGGTTATGGTTGTTTATATAAATGTAGTTACTGTTATATGCGTAGACATGTTAAAAAAGGCTTAACAATAGCCAAAAATACAGAGCAAATTATAGATGCCATAGCAAGACATCTGTGGCTATTAAAGTGGCCCAAAGAACCCAATCAGACACATAGTAAATATTACACATATGATTTTAGTTGCAACGAAGATTATGTATTGCATGCTAAATATCATGATTGGGAATACTTATTTGATTACTTTAAAAACGATCCAAAGGCAATGGGTACTGCTGCAACAAAATATGTAAACAAAAACTTATTGTCTTACAATGCTAATAGAAAAGTCAGAATAAGATTTAGTATTATGCCGCAAAAACTATCAGATATACTAGAACCTGGTACATCTAAGATTGTAGATAGAATAAAAGCGGTAAATGACTTTTATGAAGCAGGATATGATGTTCATCTAAATTATTCACCAATAATCATGTATGAAAACTTTCAAAAAGATTATAATGATTTATTTAAACTTGTGGATTCTATTGTAGATGAATCTATAAAACATAAAGTAAAAGCAGAATGTATATTTTTAACACATAACAAAGAAATGCATAAATACAACGTAATAAACGATGTAAATGGCGAAAAATATTTATGGCGACCAGACTTGCAAGAACCTAAAACTTCTGAGTATGGTTGTTTAAATATTAGGTATAACCGACATAACAAAAAACAATATATAAAAGATTTTAAGCAATTGCATAACACTGTTGTGCCTTGGCAAAAAATTAGATATATATTCTAAAATTAAGAGAGCCAATAACTGGTCCTGTAAGTCCTAGTCCAAGGTTAGTAGCTACTAAATACTGATATAATCAAACTGCAAAGGTGGTTCAGTCTAGGCAAAGGAATATGTGAGGCTCTCTTTCTTTTTGTTATCTTTTAATTAAGGAGAAAAATATGAAATGGACATGTATTAAATGTGAGTTTCCCTATCAAGATATTGTTGAAGGAGACGCAGAAGAAAGAATGTGCTATAAATGTTTAGAAGAAGAAAAAGATGTGTAAATTCTATTTAAACAAATCACGCAAGTATCAGAAAATATTAAAACGTAACAAGGATGGTATCTTTGTTAATGAAGATCATAGGTTTGTAGGAACAGTAGAGCTTAAAAGCGGAACTAAATTGAATATAAAAATACACGAAGGTTATAAGCCAAGTGGACCAGCAGGTACAATAACAAAGAATCCTAATAAATTAATAATTGATATTAAGGAGAAAAGATGAGTGCAAAAAACAAACTAGATGTATGGAATATAGATTACATAGATGAAGATAAGTGGGAAGAAATTCCTGATGAAGATTTATGGGAAGATGGAGAAATAAATAATCAAAAAGAACTAATGGATAAAATAGAACATAATCTTTTAATTACAGGCAAATGGAAACTAATAAGGAGAAAACAATGAAGCAAGATCCAAGAGAAGTAACGTTATTTGAAATAGAACGCAATATAGACAATCTAGATAGTTTAGATGATTTAGAGAAAATACAAGATTACCTTACACATAGAAGAAAGAAATTAGCTAGAGCAAATGGATTTAATCTTATTGTAGGACAAAAAGTAAGAATAAATGGTTCTGGAAAGGTAGATAGAGGTAAAATTGTTAAAATAAATAAGACAAGAGCAGTTGTAGATTGCTATGATAAGTATAGAGATCAAATGGTGCATTATACAGTACCATTTTCAATGATAAGAGTAGATTAAGGAGATAAAAATGAAACAAGTACCAGAATGGTATAGTCCAATAAGAAAAGTACCTTTAGAATATATGGGTGTAAAGTCAAATGCATGGTCAGTACAAATAGAAAATTTAACTGACAAATCAGAATGGCAAGAACTAGGTGTAGTTAGCGATAATTATTTATTAATAGATAATACAAAAGTAGAAGAGTTAATAAATGATATTGCAGCAGCATCAGGTTATCAGTGGGAAAAAGATAAGATATTTTGGAATGGTAAACAATTTATGTATTCCATGGTATCAAGAGATGCATCTAAAAACCATAGTGTAGATGTTAATGATGACTTAGGTCTTGGTATGATGATTTGGAATAGCTATGATGGATCAACAGCATTGCAATTTAAATTATACATACAAAGATTAGCTTGTCTAAATGGTATGATTTCTAATGATGTATTTAAATCTTTTAGGTTTAAACATGATAAGAACTCTGCTAATTACGAAGATGAGATAATGGAAGCTGTAAAATTAATACAAGGATCAGATGATAAAATTAGATATGTTATTAAAGCTTTAAGATATATGTCACACGAAGCTTTAGACATAGATAAATTAAGTTTAATAAGAAATGATTTCTTAGACAAACTGCCTGTATCTTTGTTTGGAAATATAGTTGATAAATTATTAGATTATAAGCCTATGGAAGTGCTTACAACGTATGATTTATTAAATGCAGGAACTAACGTAACATGGCATAAAACAAAGCAGACAAAGTCTGATTTTGACCACAATGCATATATAGTGGATGGATTAGTGGGTTATGCTAGAAAAGCAATGGGATAAACGACACGCCAGCGGTGAGCAGCTGGGTACCAGTAATTTGGTAAGCTTAGAATATTAGCAGTCGGATGCTAAAAGCAGTAATGTCAATCACTAGTTTATCCCTAGTTTTGTCTGACAAACTAAAACACTTGGTAGTGGGTGCGCACGGAAAACCAGAATAGTAACCTCTGTCTGGCTTGTGTTTTAGGATAAAGAAGAGAGTCTGTAATAGGCTCTCTTTTTTTTTGCTTTATACTCTTAAATAAAGTATATTTATAGTCCAAATCGGAGGTAAAATGGATAATAATCAAACGGAAAAACAAATTCCTAAAATAGAATATATAGTAGAAGATCAATCGCCTACAGTAGGCAAGATAGCACTAGCATTGTCAAAAGCACAAGCTAATATATCAGGTGCTAGCAAAAACGCAGTTAATCCATTCTTCAAGAGCAACTATGCAGATTTAAACATAGTTATTGAAGCATGTAGAACGCAACTGTCAAAGCAAGAGATTGCTTTCACACAAGGTAACAGATTCAAAGATGGTGTATTTCTTGTAGTAACAAAGTTAATACATTCATCTGGTGAATGGTTATCAAGCGAGATGGCATTACCAATGCCTAAAGGAGCTAATGCACAAGCAATAGGTAGTATCAATACTTATGGTAGACGATACGGTTTAGCATCTATGGCTGGCGTAGCTCAAAAGGATGATGATGGTAATGAGGGATCAGGTAAAGTAAACAAAGTAAACGAATGAGGAGGTATAAATGGATTGGGTAACTAGCGGTAGCAGTTCTGGATCAAAAAGTAAAGACAATATATTTGTCGATAAAGTTAAGATTGCAAAAGCAGAAATTAAATATGGTGTCAAAGAAGATTGGCAAACATATTCAGATGATATTTCTGTGCATCTAACATTAGACATCGGTAAAGATTTCCAACCTAATATGTATATAGGTGGTAATTACAAAAAAGACGATGTTAGTGGTGAGATTGTAGGATGGTCAACAGCATTTAAAGTAAAAATGTTCTTTGACTCTATAGGATTACCAATAATGTTAGATAAAGGTAAGAATCCGCAATCTAGCAGATTACCAGCTGATGCAGAACAAAGACTAATAGGTAAAGAGTTTCTAAGATTAACATATATTTCTACTAAAACTAAACGTGATGGTGGACAATTATGGAAAGATTGGCAAGAAACTAGAATGCCTAGTTATGAAGTAAGTAAATTCAAAGCAGAGTTTAAAGATTCTGTAGGTAAAAACTATGTTAAGGATTTTCAAACTTCAGAAGAATCATCAGAAGGTGATAGCCCTTGGTCAAATGACGATCAGTTCCAAGGGATGCCAACTTAATGACAACTAAAGAAATAATTCTTAAATATCTTACAAATAGAATAAATCAAGGAGTTCCAGTAATATCTTCAATACATATTGAAACACGATTACCAGAGTATGGTAGAGTGTACCATAATATTACAAGACTACCTTCAGCTTATTCTAGAACATGGCGTAAGATAAGAGAGAATAAAGAATATAGTGAAATAGGTGTCATTGATTTGAAAGAAATATCTAATCAAAACAAAACTAAGACATGGCAGATAATAACGTAAAATACGTAGAATTAGCAATAGGTTCTGTATCTAACAGAGCCTATGCTATTCGTCCAGAACATATAACTAAATACATAAAACCTAACCAGGAATTGTATCGTAGTCTATTTGTGCTAGATAATACTGCTTTTGAGCATTTTAGAGACAAAGGATCTATAAAATCATACAAAGGCACATATTCACTAAATAGCATAATATATGATATAGACAGAGGTAAAAAGACTGGTGAGGATACAAGACAAAGAGCAATAGCATTTATCAATACATTGATAGAACAAGGTGTTGATAAAGATAAGCAGCTGCATATATGGTTTAGCGGCAGAGGTTTTCACATAGAAATACCAGATCTTTATGGTTTTGAAGAAAGTGAAAACTTACCTTATCAAGTAAAAATGACTATTGACAGTCACTTTGGTAAACTTGTAGATAATATATATGACAAAGGTAGACTTATACGTGTTGGCTACACAATAAATATGAAAAGTGAGCTATACAAACTACCATTGTCTTTTGCTATGTTAAACGATATGACATATCAAGAAATATGTGAATATTGTCAAACACAAAAACAAGACTATCATCATAAACCTTTTAATCTAGATAGTGTCTATCCATTATGGGAAGACAAAGTTCTTGATGTAAAAGAGTTTAAAGATGAAGAAAATACCAAAGTATCTAATACAAATCTTAATGCACATGTTACTTGTGTGCAAAAGATGTGGAAATCAGATAAAGAAGGTGAACGACATATAACACTACTTAGGATGGCTAATGGTTGGCGTAGAATGGGCATTCCTAAAGAGGGTGCTATTAAAATGTCAGAATATAATATACCTTCATTAGATCATAACGAAATTCTTAAAATAATAGATGACGTATATGCATGGGAACACAATGGTTATAGTTGTAGTGATACAATTATGGAAAAGTATTGTGATCCAATATGTAAATTCTATAAGAATAAAAACTATGGTCTTGAAGTTCTTAATGTAAAAGAGCTTTCTAGTAAACTAAAAGACTTTGTACATATGGATATGGACACTAATAGTTTTAATCTTAAAGACCATTATCCTATGAATACTGACTACAGATTCTTACCTGGCGAGTTAGCAATACTGCTAGGTGATACTAAGTTAGGTAAAACAGCATGGCTGCAAAGTCTTATGGTAAAACTATCTCATATGAATATAATGTATTTATCATTAGAGGTTGGTGACTGGCTTATATTTAGACGATTCTTGCAAGCAGGCAATGGCATGTCAAAGCAAGAAGTAAACGAAATATACAGAACATATGATGAAGAAAATGTCGCTAAAATAAATGATAAAGTAAAGCATATTAAAGTAATGACAACTAGTCCAGATATAGATTCTATGAAACAACTAATAGCTGATAATCAGCCACAGATTGTTTGTATAGATACTATAGATGCAATAGAAGTTAAATA